GTTGAGAAACGGAGAAAATTCAGTTGAGGGAGAACCCGTAACTGATAGTTTTTCAGATGTGTCAAACTATGGAGTTATGGCACAAGTAGTAGCGAGGGGCAAATGGGCAAAATAGGAGTAATAGGACAAGGATATGTTGGAACTGCAATCAAACTTGGTTTCCAAGACCATTATGATGTATTGACTTATGACAAGTTTGATTTAGGTAAATCAACACATAGTAAAATATCAGATATAGTTAAGGAAGCAAAAGTTATATTTGTTTGTGTTCCTACACCAATGAGAAAAGACGGAACTTGTTATACTGGCATTGTAGAAGAAGTTATTCGTGAGATTAACGAAACAGCAAATGACCATATTGTAGTGATTAAATCTACCGTACCACCTGGCACGACTGATAAATTTAATCACGAGTTCTCAAATGTTACCGTGATATTCAATCCCGAGTTCTTAACGGAAGAAAACTTTTTAGATGATTTCAAAAATCAAAACAGAATTATCTTGGGTGGTAGTCGTAAAGGAACAAACAAACTTAGACAAATATATTCTAAGGTGTTTCCAAAAGCCACTATCGTCAAGACAGGTGATAAACACGCAGAAATGGTAAAGTATTTTACTAATTGTTTCTTAGCAACCAAAGTATCGTTCGCAAATGAAATGTATTCTATATGTGAGCAGATTGGTATTGACTATGATAAAGTTGTAGAATATGCCACATATGATGAACGATTAGGTAAATCACATTGGGCAGTTCCAGGACCTGACGGAGATTTTGGTTTTGGTGGACATTGTTTTCCAAAAGATTTATCAGCGATTATCAATGAGTTCAAGACTTATGGATTATTAGAGGCGGTTGAACAAGTAAATGACCAAGTTCGTAATGATAGAGATTGGGAGAAGATGAAAGGTCGTGCAGTCATAGATGGGTAAAATAAGTTATAGTCAGTTCGCAATGTGGGACAAATGTCCTTACACTTGGAAGTTAAATTATGTGGATAAAGCAGAAACTTTCAAAGGTAATATCTACACATTGTTCGGTAGTGCTATTCACGAAACTATTCAAGCATACTTAGTTTGTTATTATGAACGAACAATTAAAGAAGCAGATGAATTGCCACTTCACGATATATTGATTTATCGTATGAAAGAATTG